GCGTTACGCCCGGCGGCGCTCCCGCTCAGTCTCCCGGTTTGCTTCGCCCACAAGCGCGTCGAGACCCGTTAGAGCAGTTTGGTGGGGCTGGGCCAACTATACCAGAAGGCCCACTTGGCCCGTTTGGTGGTGCTGGCCCTGCAATACAGAACACGCCAGACACGTCGTATTACACGCCGCCTTCGTCTATGCAAATGCCGACCCCAGCTAGTCCGGGTATGCCAAGTTACACGCCACCTTCGTCCATGCAGATGCCAACCCAAAATAATGCTGAATATCAAGAGTTTGTAAAATTTCTTTCTGACGATGGCGGATTTACGCGAGAGCTTCAAGATCCAGAATGGATGCAAAGGGCTTTTAACAGGTATATGCAGTCGCGTGCCAATTAAGGATTACAGGTAAATGGCAATTACAACTTACGCAGAGCTAAAGTCTAGCATCGCCAACTGGCTTAACCGCGACGACCTTACGGCGGTTATTCCTGATTTTATTAGTTTGGCGGAAGCTGGCATTAATCGTGACTTGCGGCATTACAAGATGGTCAACCGCGTTGATGCTACGCTGGACAGCCGCTATGTGCAGATGCCTGCTGATTGGATTGAGACTGTACGCTTTGGCATTACATCTGGCACAACGTATCGCCTTGAGTTGATTTCGCGCGATGACATGCTTGAGTATCGTGAGCGCAACTCTGACATTGCGGGCCGTCCGCGTTTTTACGCAAACATTGGCGATACGATTGAGGTGTTTCCAACGCCTGATGGCGAGTACACAATGCAGCTTCAGTATTACGCAAAGACGCCTGAGTTGAGCGACAGCAATGCTGACAACTGGCTGTTGCGCGATGCGCCTGACGTTTACTTGTACGGCGCGTTAATTCAGTCTGCGCCGTACTTGAATGACGACGCCCGGACTGAAACATGGGCGGCGCTGTACTCGTCAGCTATGCAGTCTTTGCAAAAAGCCTCAGATGACACTAGGTTTGCTGGTTCTGGTCTGCGTATGCGCGTGACTAGCTATTAAACTAAAACTGGTGTATAACCGCCACAGATATATCTAACGGAGAAATCCATGTCACTAACAAACGCTTTTGAGACGCACACGTTGCAGTATCTGCTGACGACTGACAGCGTCACGCGCCCGACAGCTTGGTATGTCGGCCTCTTCACATCTGACCCGACTGACACTGGCACCGCTGGCACTGAAGTCTCTGGCTTTGATTACGCCCGCACGGCGGCGACATTCAGCGTCACTGGAGACACGGCGTCAAACACATCTGCCATTGAGTTTCCTGCCGCCGTTGGTGGCAACTGGGGGACGATTGGTTGGATCGGTATTATGGACGCTTCCTCTGGCGGCAACATGATTATCCACTCCGCGCTTGATACTGCCAAAGCTATCAATGACGGCGATGTGTTCCGTATCCCAACAGGCGACCTTGATATTACGGCAAGCTAATGGGCTTGCGCTCAACATATGACACTGGCTTATTCGGCTCGGGTCTCTTTGGCGAGCCAGAGACGACACAGGCCGCTGCTAGTGCATCTGTTGGCATTTCGGTCACTGCCTCTGCGGATACGGTTATTGACGCATCTGCGTCCGCCGCAATTGCTGTATCGGTAACACCGCCGACTGCCATTCGTATTGTTGACGCATCGGCTTCGGTATCCCTTGGCGGCATTGTTTCTGTCAGCGCGGTTAAGTACGAGGTCATCCCCGGCTTCCGCCCCGGCTACGGCCTCAACACTTACGGCTCGTATCTGTACGGCAAAAACATTAGCATCGAAGAGGGCAGCGCGTCTGCCGCGATTGGTGTTTCCACTAGCGTCAGCGCACAGGCTGTGCGTCAATCAGGTGCTTCGGCAAGCATCGCGTTTGTGTTCACCGCAAATGGCGTGATTGACGTTGTAGGTCGTTCGAGCGCAACTATTTCAATTTCTCCAAATATAGCGTATAACAGGGTGAGATTGTTTTCTGGAACGTCTGTTATTGCCATCACGACAAGCGTTTCGGCGCGTTACAAATGGCTTGACGCAGATGATCCTTCAACAACATGGACTTTAGCGCCAAACCCAAGTAATACTTGGGCTGAGGCTGATTACTTAGAGAGGGCCGCGTAATGCCTACGACAACGACAAATTATTCTTGGAATAAGCCAACCGTAGGCGGCGACGAAGACGCTTGGGGTGGTTATCTAAATGGCAACTGGGATAGCTTAGACACGCTGCTTGGCGGCGTTAGCAATGCAGAGCTTTCTGTTCTGAGCGGCTTAACTGCTACCACTGCTGAACTGAACATTCTCGACGGCGTTACAGCCACAGCCACTGAACTTAATTACGTCGATGGAGTTACATCGGCCATTCAACCGCAGCTCGATGCCGCTGCAACAACTGGGAAGGCAATCGCAATGGCGATTGTTTTCGGTTAAAGGAGAAGCCACATGGCCGCACCAAACGTAGTAAATGTCGCCACAATCACCGCCAAGTCGGCGCTGGTGGCTTTGTCTTCAACCTCGCAAACAACGCTGGTCAGCAACGCTGCATCATCGGGCAAGGTGTTTAAGATCAACATGATCCAAGTTGCAAACGTCGATGGCACAAACGCCGCTGACGTTACTATTGACGTTCACAGCGCCGCTGCTGGCGGTGGCACAGCTTACTCGCTGGTTGCAACTGCATCGGTTCCTGCTGACGCTTCCTTGATTGCTGTTGATAAGAACACAGCGTTGTATCTCGAAGAAGACAAGTCGATCACAGCGACTGCCAGCGCAGCCAACGACCTTGAAGTCATCGTGAGCTACGAAGAAATCTCGTAAGGAGAGCCGCCATGCGTTTGATCGGCAATGTAGAGAAAGACGCTCAGGTAAGGGCGGTGGCTTCTGGTGCTTTGTCCACTGGTGATACTGTTGTTGTTAATAGCGACGGCACTGTTAGTGTTGTTGATGGGTCACGAACTACTCAAACAGAGATAGCTGCCTATAATAGTCCTTTGTCTGGTGTGAACGAAAAAGTAGACATTTGTTATGATAGCGGCGAGGACAGAATTGTAGCAGTTTATAGGTATCCCAGCGATACTTATAGCGGCTATGCAATAGTCGGAGAGGTGTCTGGCTCATCAATTACTTGGGGAACACCCGTTAAGTACAATAATAGCTACACCCGTGAGGGCGATATTTGTTACGATAGCACAAACGATAAAGTTGTCGTTGTGTACAAAGATGATGGTGACGGTGACGGTGACGGCAGGGGCAGAGTTGGCACGGTATCTGGTTCAGGTAACTCAATCAGCTTTGGCACTGAGTTTGAGTGGTTAAATGCAGATGTTTACCACACTCAGATAGAGTTTAATGCCAACTCAGGAAAACTTGGATTACTTTATTCTCTTGGAGGTAGTTCAGGAGATGAAATCCAAGTTATGGCAGGTGAAGTATCTGGGACTTCTGCATCTTTTGGTTCAGGGGTGTCTATCACAACTAGCCCTTGGGGTAGAAACCATTATATTCAGCCTATTGGTAGCAATGCCTTCATCATAGCCTACAATGATGCAAATAACTCAAACTACTTAATGGCAGTAGTTGCGACAGTTTCTGGAACGACAGTTTCTTTAGGGACAGCAACGGTTGTTGCAAGCGCACTTTACAGAGTTTGCGGCCTTGCAGTAGATGAAAATAATAACATCTTAATCACCACAAACGATGGTAAATATTTTTATGGTGAGCTTTCTAGCGGTAATTATAGCAGCATTGCATCTGGAACTATAAACTCCGCTTATCGCAATTACGACAGCGTTTACGACCCACAAACAGGCTTGTTTTTAGCAATGTATCAGCACTCAGGTGATAGTGATAAAACATATGCGCAAAATATTTCGGTTAGTGGCTCTACGCTAACCTTTTCAAGTAGTACGCTAATCAATGGGAATAGTAGCACCTACCCCGCAGATGGTTTTGGATATGCCGTGGCGCTTGACACAAGCCAACACACTGCGGTATCTGCATGGCATGTTTCTTCAGGGTCAGCATTGGGTATCGGTCTTTATCGTCCTAATTATACAGAGACCATTACCAACCTCACCGCCGAGAATTTCCTTGGTTACGCTGCGGCCCCATACGCAAACGCAAAAAATGCTGTAATTAATTCAACCTGCACCGTGGACCGCAATCAGACGGGTTTAACTGCGGGTCAGAAGTATTACGTCCAGATTGATGGCTCACTAGGCACAACGGCGGATGATCCGTCTGTCGTGGCTGGCACAGCTATCTCCTCTACTGAAATCATCGTGAAAGGTTAAACTGATGAAGACCATCGTTGAAACATCCAGCGGCTTGAGCAAGTACCTTCTTGCTGATGACGTTACTATTACTGCTACTGCTGACAACATCACAGTGGGTGATCCTGCTCAGTTCATCATTGGTGACTTAAACAGCACCACAGTGACCGTCACTGACAACGTGACCAACGCCCCTGCGGATTGGTCTGGCAACAAGTATTTCTTTGACGGCACTACATGGACGTTGAACCCTGACTGGGTCGACCCAACTCTCGACGAGGAATAATTATATGCGTATCATTGGAAACGATCCAAGCACTCCAAGACAAGCACAGATTGTCGCCAGTGGTACGCTGTCCACGGGGGATACTGTTGTAGTTAATGC